TTGTACCAGTCTGTGTGGGAAGACGGTGGAATCGAACCACTATTATCCGGCGTGTACCTGCCGGACGCAACTACCAGTTGCCTCCAGAATGTTCCGCCACCTCTGGAAGGTGGTGCCCACTGACATCTTAACGGCCCCCAGCACCCGGCACATGTGCAGCAGCATGTGTCTGGGCGAGGTAGTATGAGCACAAGTTACAGTAGGGTCCAACTGCGAACTCGTCATCAATCCCATTATCGACGCCAGCCGACAAATCCCAATCACAAAGCACACACTGAGGGTGGCCCCAATCAGCCAGCCAATCAACGCGCTCATGGCGTGTGTTCTCCATGACATTTTTACAGAAAGTTAGGGTGTTATTCAAACGGCTTGTCTTTGAAGGCAGCGCGCCGGAGCTGCCCGGCCACCCCACGCGGTGGCTTCGGCCGCGACTCAAGCCGCGGCTGCTGCACTAGCGACCAGCCCCTTGACCACTGAGAAACCAGAACTAGCCAGCTTCTTTGCCAGGGGGTGGCTCATGATAGCCCTTGCTGTGTCTAGCGCCGATTTAACGCCACTCAAGCCTGGCCCATGTGTGGCCAGCTGGAGCGCGCGATCATTGGCAAGCTTGACACCGTTAGCTATACTATGCTTTGGTGACTGATCGCTAGGTAGAACGTTCGAGGCGCGCATCATCTCCGAGACCTCCCGAGCGTGGTCGGCGGCCAAGGGGCAGTGGATGTGCGGCTTACCGATGCCTCGAACCGCTGTGCCAGACAATTCCCAATCCAGCTGGATGTAAACGACAACCTTTTGAGTGGCGCTCGAGTTGGCATTGCTCAGAGCGAGCATCGCTGCGGCGTGGCTCATAGAATTGCTAGTGCCAGACGTAGCAGCGTGGAATGCCTGTAAGCCGGGCCGTACATCCAACGTCGCCCATTGCCCGTGGGCACCACGGACGGTCATGTCATCGAAAACACGGAAGATTCCCCGTGCCATGAACTTATCCGTCGTCGCATTAGTGCCCAGGTCCTTTACAGAATTCCGAGGTTGTATCAAGGTCGCTTGTCCACCTCTGTCCGACCCAATGGTGACATTCTCGGTCATGATCCTGATCCTACCGAGCTGCCACCTGAGAGTGTCCCCATCATCGAGAACGCACTCAAAAGGGCATGGAGGCTGAGATTGAACGTCGCTGACGTATCCGACAGGGCTGGAGGACGCTGAAGTCTCAAGCAGAACATCATCTATTGCAGACTGGTTCCCGACCAGCACCGCAGCCGCCGGTAGCCCACTAGTCGACTGCGCCGGTCCTGGGACCGCCCAAGATCCAACTCCACGGACATTGGCGTACAAAGGAGTGGCAAATGACTTAGGCGTGCCACCAGCCACCCCGCCCCACTCACTACTCGTGGCCTGAGCAGAGCTAATCACCACTGTCTTGGTGTTACCAGCTAAGACATCCAATTGGAAGCGGTAATTCCCGCGCCAGACCTGCTTAACCTCACTGGGTTCAATGTTGAAGTTGGGCAGCAGATTGCTCGGGGAGTCGTCATGCCCCTTGAGCCAGTCGTGGTAAGCCGACTCGTGGGGAACCAAATACTCATTATGCTTAGGCTTACTCGGGAGCGGAGTAGCCGCGCGGGCCTGATTCACAAAAGCATTAGCCGTCTTTGCAACATTGCGCGACGAAATCGTCCGCGACTCAACAGTGTCAAGGCGTCGCTCGAGATTGTGAATGGCCCTTTGGTTGTTCGACTGTCCCCGGTCCCCGGCGCGAGCCTCCCGCGGAACATTGGTCTTCTTCTTAATTGTCTTCGGCATATTTTCAATCCTGCCTGACCGGGGACAGGGCCCATGCCACGGGTTAATAGGCCCGCACCTATGGGGTCTTAGTACGTGAGCGACCCTCTCACGGGACTCAGCGATGTGCCAAGCCACTGGGTTACTTAGTTCCCAAGCTTTTAACGATATTTGTGATTATGCCTACGCGTCGAGTTACGCTTAGGCCTCCAGATTCGGTTGGAGTGCCGGCGACAAGTACGGATCAGGCAGAGTCCTTTGACCCGCCCTTACCCTTGTCGTCTGTATCAAGCACCTGCTCTAGGAAGGATTCAGCTGTGGCAGGCTCAACTCGGCAACCCTCACCCAGCAAGGCACCGCATACGAGCGGAAAAACCTCGTCCACATCCCGCCCTGAGAGCTCGAATGCTCGTCGCGTCGAAGCAGCGCGCTTCATCACAGCCCGGTTATCCTCGACCGCGGCTTTGGCACGCTTGAGGAGCGTCTTTACCTGTCGAAAGTCCGGTATCTTCGGATCGATATCCTCCTCATCGACGAAGCCTTCAGCATCCACTTCCACATAGCCCCGCATGTCCTTGTCCAACTCCAGGCAAACTGGTGGGCGCAAGAACAGAAGAGCGAAATCATCATCATCCGCTTCTGAACACTCTAGCGCCCACGTAGCGAATGCCTCGACGTTAAAGCCTGGCATGTTGTCCGCCAGATACTCATCGCCCTCATGAAGGCAGATTTCGCCCTGTGGCCAATCGTGGTCACCTTCACCCTGGTTGGTCCACCAGTTGGTCTCCGTCCTCCTAATCTCCCTCCCTTGGATACCGACAAAGCGATCCAGAAGAGGGATCAATATGGAGATCAGAGGCGTTTTAGCATCACTCCTGACATACGCCGTCAAACGTGAGAAAGCCCACTCACCAACCGTAAGGCTCCCGTTTGTGACATGATACTTTCTCATCTGCCGCATCAGGTCCATCCAGCTGCTATTATCACCATCCCACACGGCCGTAGTAAACACCCTGGACAAAAAGGTGATTCCTGGTGCTCCGCGTGGGAACTCTTCAACCTTGAGCGGGAATTTCAGTACTTCCCCGGCACGTTCCAGGCAGTCTGGATCCAGATCACAAGCGAGCCCATCGTCGCCGCCGGTTATTAGCTTGGTGCCTAGCCAACGGCGTGCGACGCTCTCGCTTGCTCCAGTAAGGCGCTTGGCGTAA